ACATTAGCAACAACATTTGTGTTATTTTGAAATGTCTCATATCCTTCTAATGATGAGATTGTCCAAGTGTATGTGTTTGACATATTATGCAATCCTTACTGTGTAAGCATAACCAGTTTGTGTACCACCTGTTGTTTGGTAAGTTTGGAGACTCAAACCACTCATTCTGATAATTTGTCCACTAGGTGCAAAACTTGTAAGCATATTTGAAGAATTATTATCAATAGTGACAATTCCCATTACACCTACTGAACCAGCTAATCCTGTTGATCCAATGTTTACAGTAACCAAATAACATTGTGATGCACCTATGTTTGCAAAAGTATAAACAGTTGTCCAAGTTGCATTTGGAACAGAAGCTGAACCAGTATCTGTGTTAAAAACACTTGATTTTGTAGTTCCAGTAGCTGTAATACTTGCAAAATTTGCAGTTCCTGTAAAAGTAGGATTTGCACTAAGTACATTATTCCCAGTTCCAGTATTTGTCACACTAACAAGATTTTTACTACCATCTGTTGCTACTGCACTTGATGCTGTTAATCCGCTTAAATTAGCACCAGTAATACTAAAAACTCCTGTGTTTGGTACAAAACTTAATTTCGTACTAGAAGTTGTCTGTGCTAAATTTCCAGTCGTGGCAGAAACTATTGTTGGATACCAAGTAGCACTAGAGCTTGTGTTATCTGTAATTGCAGTATTTGTTGCATTTGTTGCGGTTCCAACAGACAAAGTAGATTGAGCAACCCAAGTAGGTGCAGAGCCATTAGACTCTAATACAGTGCCACTTGTTCCAATTCCTAGCTTTGATAGTGCAGAGCCAGAAGAATAATAAGGCAAATCTCCTGCTGTGTAACTTGTTAAACCTGTGCCTCCTTCTGTTGTTGTAATTGCCGTAGATAAAGAAGAAATTGTTGCATTGGTTAATGTAACATTACCAAAAGAAATAACAGTGTTTCCTAAAGAAACAGAAGTATTTCCAATAGTTACTGAGCTATTAGATAACTGGCTATTTGCAATACTGCCTAGTGTTCCACCTAATGTGATATTTCCACTAGATGTTACGTTTCCAGTAAGTGTTATCCCGTTAACAGTTCCGTTACCTTGAACTTGTGTAACAGTACCACTGTTGGTGTTGGTTGCGGTAAGCGTTACGTTACCCGTTAGTGCTCCACCCCCAGTTAATCCAGACCCTGCAATAATGTAAGTGGTATTTGGTACTGCTCCTGCAACGTTAGCTACAGGTATAGTGGATATATAACCGCCTAAAGGTACAGACGTTCCTGCAATTGTGATTGCACTGTTTTGTAACTGTGCGTTAGTAACACCAGAAAGAGTACCGCCTAGCGTGAGGTTACCAGACGTTGTGACGTTACCTGTAAGCGTAATACCGTTGACAGTACCATTACCCTGTACTTGCGTTACAGTTCCATTTCCAAAAGCACTTGTATTAATAAGTTGTACAGTTTTTAACATAATTTATCCTGTAAATTCAACAACTGCCGTAGGATGAAGTGAGCTTGCAAAAGTTACAGTGGTTGAATTGGTTTCAGTATAAGCAGAATTTACAATTTGTTTTACTCCGTCCACATATACTTTTAAACTATTGTTTCCAGTAACATAAGTTGGAACTGTAAAAACGGGATTGCTTAAATTACTACTTGCAACTACTGAATATGAACCTGTATTGATAGTTGCAAAATTTGCGTCTAATTCAGACAAAGGAATTGGAATTGTTGATGTTGCAAAACTTGGAAATGGAACGGTACTCATTTTAAAACCTTACCCTTAATTCGTGTTCAAATTCAAAAGTATTAACAATAAATCCAGCAGTGTTTGATGTTAATGTTAAACCCAAATATTTACCATATTGTCTAGCATCATTTTTATATAAAAAATATCCAACCGTATCTGTCCAAGCAATTTGATTTCCAGAATTGTTTGTCCAAGGAATAATAGTTCCATAATTGTTTATCCATGTTGCTTCATCTATTAAAGTTACAACAGGGCTTGAACCATATTCAGAATCAACCGTTACAGTTAAAGGCGCACCAGCCGCGCCAGTTGCTTCAATTCCAAATTTTGTTGCTTGCTTAGTTCTAATGGGGTCACCCATATCCATCAAAGCAGTTTGAACATAACTCGATATAGCATTAGATGTGTTTGAATAAAGTTGATACAAAGTTGTTCCGTCTGTGCCATATAAATTTACTTTTCCTCCAACTGGCGCAGAAACTATGTATTGCAAATTATTAATAGCGCTGGTAAAAAACCATTTCTTTTCAAAAAATACTGCTTGTATATAACGGTTTGAAGTGCTAGTTCCTTGACCGCCTTGATAATAAAAATTAAATGCGGCGCATAAAATATTGTTAATCAGAACCTGACCGCCATAAACTGCGTGCGTTAAAAATTCAATATTTGTAAAAATACCATCAAGAGGGTCACTAATTTTTGATGTGGTTGAACCAACAAGCGCATAAATTCCGTAGTTGTTCATGAACAACACCGACCTAAAGTACGGAAAAATTGCATAAGGCAATTTTGTGCCAACAGAGGCAGATACGTTGGTGTTGGTAAAAATTGTAGAACCAGTAGAAGTTACTCTAACATCTGAAAATACATTGATGGAGTCGTCACCAAAAATGTATAAAAAGTTATTTGCAGAAAGCAGTTGTTGAATGTTGCCGTGCAAAGTAGAGTCTGAAATATTGACATTTCCTGCGGACACAGAAATAAAGTCTGAATAAGACCCGGCGGCTGAATAGTAAACCGTTCTCCCTTGGGCAATCCAAACACGACCAGAAAATGATGCAATGCCCACGTTTTGAGATGTACTCACAATTGCCGTAGCGGTTGCATTGGTAGTTGCTCCTCCCCCAGTAATGGTAACTGTGGGCGCTGTGGTATAACCAGAGCCGGGGTTTGTCATTACTACTTCAGTAACAATACCTCCAGAAATAATAGCTGTACCCGCCGCACTGGTTCCTCCGCCTCCTGTAATCGTAACAACAGTATTAGCGGCATTTGTATATCCTGCTCCACCAGTATTGATTTGCACATAAACCGTGCCAGTTGCAAATGTTGTATATCCAGCAACTGCGGACGCCCCACTTCCTCCGCCACCAGAAAAACTTATTGTGGGCGCAGTGTTGTATCCTGAACCAGCGTTGGTAAGAATAACTGATGTAACCAAACCCGTATCTACAACTCCAGTAGCTGTTGCCGTTGTTCCGCTTGGTGGCGCAGAAATTGTAATGGTTGGGGCGCTGGTATACCCTGAGCCGGGATTGGTAACCGTTAGTACAACCACGTTTCCGTTTTGAATACCCGCAGAAATAGTTGCGCCTGAGCCTCCACCACCGCTGACCGAGACGGACGGCACCGATGTATAACCAGAGCCAATGTTGGTAATGTTGGTTGAAATTAGCGTTCCAGCTCCAGTTGTAATGGTTGCTACTGCTGTGGCTTGTATGCCATTTGCATTGTTAGGCGCAGAAATAATAACATTAGGAGCAGAGCTGTAACCAGAACCTTGGTTTGTAATTCCTATGGCGTTGACCGAACCCACAAATATTAAATTGGTGGTATCCCATGTAAAGTAACCTTTGTTGGGGTCACTGATTAAGGCTTCGGTGTTTTTCCACTGACTGACGTTAATATTTCCTGTGGTGCTAAAAGTTCCGGCTGGGGCAACATTGCCTTTGGTTAAATTTTCAATATTTACGTATTCACAACGACCATCTATTTCAAAAGCCAACAAATAATCTGTTAAATTAAGATTAACCGACGCTAAATAAATAACGGTGTTAGCAAAAGTTACTCCTAAATTGGTATATGTAGGCGTAATTTTAAGGTTGCCAAAACCAATAGGCATGGCATTTTCTAGCCATGAAAACTCAGTTTCTTCTATGGCGGTGCGGTTTGCCTTGGTGTTAACGCCTTTAAATTGCTTAACAACCTTGTATGATTTTTTTTGTTCTGCGGATGCCATTTAGAATAAACTCGAATAAGGGTCTGGCATCCTCCTAGTAAATGTAGTTGCCAGTACAGATTGCATATGCTTGGTGTATTCTTGTTTGTATATTTCGGCTTCGCCAAAAGATTGCTCGTAGTATTTTGCAAGATACGCCGCGTAAAACTGTACGGGTGAGTAATATGGGTCGTTGATAGAGTCTACATCATTAAGGTTTACCAAAGCTGTTGGCAATATTACGGTATCTACTTCGATGGTGTAAACCTGATCTGGAACTGGAGAAATGTAAATTGTTTGCTGACCATACACAGAAAAACAAATAGGTCTTCCAATATAGTTTTGCCAAAAACGCAACTGTGCATTGAACTGGGTCCAAGGCAAATAGCGCATGGGAACGCGGGTATTTCCCCAGTACAAATTGATATTTAAAACATCCAGCGTTTGCAAACCTTGAGGCAGGCAAGAAAACTGAATTTGCTCACAAGGAGCCACATACTGCAAATACGCCGAACCATTTTGAAAGGGCGTACTGGGTGGGTAATTCTGATAGATGGTGGACGAGCCACTAGGGTAGGCAGGCGGCGTTGAGCCTAAAGTACCAGCAGTCGTAACTTGGTAAATAAATATATTTGAAAAAACATAATCACCAAGGTTGACAGCTTGGTTTGCAACCCAATTATATGGATATGCACCACCGGGGACTGGGGTACATGGGGCTTGCGAAACTTGAACAGTTCTTAAGCATCCAGTATCTCGGACAACTCTTTCCCGAGCCGAATTGATGTTGTCAATTAGCTGTTGGTTGGTGTAGAAATTTGCATTTGCATCATGCAATAAATTTCTAACTTGATAAAGATAACCCGAGAGAGTTTGAGCCATTGACCTTCCATCTTATGCGTGGACATTTCCCCCCGCCCTCTTTGAGGAAGGAAGGGGTACTCTTTCCATCACCGGGGATAACGAGTGATTCTGTTTTGGAGGTTCTAAAGAAATTTGAATTTTCTCTAAAATCTCCATGCCTTGAGGCAAGTCATTTTTTGTTTTGATAAGACCAAGGCGCGTCAAATACGGCTCTTTGTCTTTGTCGTGATAACCAAATATGTGATTAACAGCATCATCAGGAGCCTCCACTGTTTGATTGACCGGAAAGGTGTACACCTGAAAGGCGTAGTCAAACACTATGGGTTTTTCCCAATTATTTGTTACAAACATAATTATCCCCTATCAAAACAAATTAGAAAGTTACAACGTCTCCGTATACGCGAATATCACAAGTGTTGGAGTTGCCAGACACCGTGTTGATGTTTACATATAAAGCAGAAGTAACCGCACCTGATACAACCGTGTTGCCGTTATAAGGTGAAGCAATTGTCAAATCTTGGTACAAACCAGTTCCTGTTAGTGTCACTTGGGCATTTGCAACAACAAGGTTTGCACCGTCGTTGGTTGTTCCAATAGACACATAAGCACTTGATAAGTTACCAGACGGATTTTGCAGAGTAATTCTTCTGATTATGATTCCGCCTGAGTTAACTGTTGCTCCGCCCTTAGTCAAGCCACCACTCAAAATGGGAATTGCAATAGACGCATTTCCTGATGTATTGAGTTGAGTAGCCTGAATAACAGCCACACGACCATATCCAAAACTGTCAAGGTAATACTGACTGACTGAATCTGGACTAGCCATGTGTTACTCCTTAGGTTGGTCCAACAAATGTACCTGAGACAGCATAACCACTATTCACGCCATACAGCGTTACAGTGACGTTGCCACCTAAAGACAATGCTTGAACATTAGAGCCATCAGACCAAACAATTCCTGCTGTGTTGTTCGCTACAACATTGGTCCACGTTGCCGCGGACAAGTTGTTTGAACTGTTAAATTGAATAACCACGTTAGCTGTTGGCAACAACTGGTAAAAGCCTACCGGAACGGTGACACCAGCGGTTGTTGCAGTAATGTTAGATGCTTCAAAATATGCACCAGCAGTGTTGGTTGCCGCATTGGCTAATAAAATTTTATTGGGTGAAAGTGACATAATTTACTTCCTTATAGTGAAATAGAGTTGTAACCCGTCACCTGAGTCATGGTCTTGGGCTTGGTAGATACCAATTCCGCAATCATAAGCACAGCGCCCACATAACCAATTTGCCAGTTAGGCAGTGTTGATTCAAATCCTGTAAACACAAACGAACCTTGCTCATGGATGTAGAGCGATAGATAATTCATGTTAAGGAAATAAACAATACCTTCAGGACAATAAGGGTCTGGATAGATAGGCACACCAGCAACCATCAAAGCGCGGAATGCCGCTTGAGGACCGTTGCCATCACCATCAAATCCGTTTCCGGGTGTAATAACATACTGCTCTTGACCCACAAAGTCTTGCGCCAAAAGCGTCCAAGTTCCAAATCCGCAAATACCAAAAGTAGGCACTTCAGCGCCACGTTTTACGGTACCAGAAATGTACTGAAGAATGTTTTGTCTTGTTGGGT